AAAGAATATATGTCATTAAAGGTTGATAAGGTATGTTAATTTTGTCTTTGTTAATAATGATTATTGGACTTATAGGCTTATGAAACCAATTGTATTTTATTCTGGTGAACCCACCTTTCTTGCCACAGAGCACGGAGAATATGCTAAAGTATTTGCTTTAAACCATCCACGCCTTGGGCAACAGCGAGTAATCACATCACTTGTTTTGTCTAAACAAGACAACGGCTTTGAGACATTGAATACGTTGTACAGGAAGAATACGTGGCCTTTCCCCACAGCTCCTTTGCCTGTCTACGTAGACAAGCCACGGAAAACACAGAAACTGAAACAGCCTGAAGGCTTTGAGGACGCATTGATATGACTAAAGAAGCAACAATAAATGCTGTCTTGAAGCTGGCGCTTGAGGCGTTAAGCGTTTGTACATCTGACAACTGGGCAGACAAAGAGTTGCAAGGAAAAGCATGGGATGCTTGCAAAGAAGCCTTGACGAGCACGCAGTGCGAGAAACAGCCAGCGCAGGAGCCTGTGGCGTGGATGTACGTCAATGTAGATGGAGAATGTGAACAAATAGAATATGGGCCTATTCCGTTTTTGGACGATAGCATAACTTTTTTATACACCACCCCGCCACAGCGCCCGTGGGTTTCCTTGACGGATATTGAAATTATGAAAATTATCAACTCAAACACTTCAACGGGTCTGTGGTACATGGCAATAGAAATTGCAGCCAAGCTAAAGGAGAAGAACACATGAACGAACGAGACAAAGAGCTTGCAAAGCAGGCAGGTTACACAAAAGCACATCATGATGAATATGGCCGTCTGACGGTCATGCCGGAATTTAACAGAGAAAAGTTCGCCGACCTCATCCGTGCCGACGAGCGTGAGGCTTGTGCGAAGGTGTGTGATGAAATGCAACTTTTAGGGCCATACAAAGACGTTCAAGCGGCAACACTTGAGGATGCTGCCGCAGCAATCCGAGCAAGGGGGAACACATGAAGCAACAGACGCACTGCCCACACGGGCAGAACACACACGAGTGCAAAACCTGCACACACGCCCGAAACTACTGGGCAAAGTTTGACTGGGAAGCGTATTACAAGCAGCACCGGCCAACCCAATCAGCAGCTTACCGTGACGCAATCAGAGCAAGGGGAAACACATGAACAATGAAATGAAACGCATCATGGAAGCACTGATGCTGATCTACGGCAGAGACTTGCAAGCAGCAACAATCACGGTGCTACTTAAAGACGGCGACACTGCTTTTCGCTTTTTATCCTCAACCTTTCCTCAAGTGGAGACAGAAGAATGACTGACCCAACTATTGCAGCATGGAGCCGAGAAAGTGATTTGCTTTTTCAGTTGCGCCAATTGCGTGAAGAAAAAGAACGAGCACTTCAGGACAGCGAGCGGCACCGAATGCAGCTGGCAGCTATTTGTACCGCAGCTATTGGCTATTGGAAAGAGGGCGATAACATCCATCCAGATTACAACACCTTGGCCTTGCGTGATGTTGCAAAACTGTATGCAAAATATGCTGCGCTTTACAATGCACAACATGAATATCACGCAGTTATTGCTGGAGCACTGTTTGACTTTATGGGATGGCTTACATCAAGACCTAAGCGAATTATGTTGTCATCAGTTGACGACGCCTCGCCTGCCGTAGATGCAATCAAAGACTTTGCAAAATTGCGTGGCTTGTCGCTTGATGATGCAAAGGTGCAAGACTGGCAAGACATACTTAAACCTGTGGAGAACAAGATGGCACCGACTGAAAAAGCAATCAGGGATTTCTGTGGACATCATGCAGACTGGTGGCCCTCTACTACTCAAGTGCAAGAGATGTTGGCTTTGGCGAAAGACCAATTTAACCCAGATTGGAACACCGAGGCCGTGCTGGTTGAGGAAATGCAACGTATGGCAAAGCGCATTGAGGACTTAGGAGCAATGCTGACACGCCAAACAGCTCGCATCGTTGACTTGCAGACACACATTGAAAACTTTGGAGGGGGAAGAATGACCGAGCAACGCTCCTTAAAGGAAAGAAACAATGTCTCTCCTGCTTAAGAAAATTCCTTGTGTCTCATGTGGCTCTAGTGATGCTAGAGCCGTATACGACGATGGACACGAATGGTGCTTTAGTTGCAATGGCTTTACCCCCAGCCATGAGCAAGAGGAACAAGGGGGCTGGCAAGGCACTAAAGCCATTTATATTAAGACACCTATGCAAGGCACAATTAAGAGCATTCCAGAGCGTGGCATTACCCGTGCCACCTGTGAGAAATTTAATGTACACCAAGAAGAGGATAAGCATTTCTATCCTTACAAGAACGGCGTTAAAACCCGTTACGTACAGGCCAAAGAGTTTTCATGCAAAGGGAAAATTGACAGCTTGTTTGGACAAGAACATTTCCTAGCAGGTGGTAAAACTGTCACCATTTGTGAAGGAGAGCTAGACGCCCTTGCAGCCTTTCAAATGGCTGGAAGCCTCTACCCTACCGTGAGCGTTCCCAATGGCGCTGCTGGTGCCTTAAAAGCCTGTAAAGAGGCATATGAATGGCTGAACAGCTTCGAAACCATTGTGGTGTGCTTTGATGACGATGCTCCGGGCAAGAAAGCTGCTAAAGAAGTGGCTGACCTGTTCACCGGTAAGAGCAAGGTGTTTAAGCACATCAACGGCTACAAGGATGCCTGTGAATACTTAGCAGCAGACAAGGCCAAGGAGTTTGTAGCAGCTTGGTGGCGCGCTGAAGAGCACAAGCCAGAAGGCATTGTCACCGTAGGAAGCATTAAAGAGCGTATGCTTGCCCCTCTGGTGGCTGGTGTGCCTTGGTGCTTCCCTACCCTCACCCATTTAACCTATGGGCGGCGTAAGGGCGAACTATACGGCTTTGGTGCTGGTGTGGGTGTAGGCAAAACAGATGTGTTTACACAGCAAATTGCTTATGACATTGAGGTTCTGAACGAAAAGGTAGGGGTAATTTACCTTGAGCAGAATGTTGTAGAAACTGCACAGCGAGTGGCTGGAAAGCTAGACAAGAAGCTGTACCACATTCCTGATGCAGGCTGGACACGTGAGCAATACGAAGAAAGCGTAGAGCGCTTAGACAAACGTGGACAGCTTTACATGATGGAGCATTTTGGTGCTATGGACTGGACTACGGTGAAGGGAATTATTAAATACTTTGCCAAAGCGTATGACATTAAGATGATATACTTAGATCACCTTACAGCGCTTGCAGCTAACGAACAGGACGAACGGAGAGCATTGGATGGAATCATGGCAGATATGGCTTCTCTGGCTCAGAGTGATGGCCTTATTATTCATTTCGTTTCGCATCTCACAACTCCTGAAGGTAAGGCACATGAAGAAGGCGGGCGCGTGTTGGAGAAACACTTCACAGGTAGTCGTGCAATTGCTCGTTGGAGTCACTATATGTTTGGTCTAGAGCGTGACAAGCAAGCTGAAGACCCTGTGAAACGTCAAACAACCACCTTCCGTGTGTTGAAGGACAGGTTTGCAGGCAGCGCTACTGGTGAGAAGTTTGGTATACATTATGACCGAGCTACAGGGTATTTGAATGAATGTGAACTTAACAATATGGAGCCCCTATGAGCGGAGGACACTTTGATTACAAGCAGTACAACATCAGCGACATTGCAGACGAGATTGAGAATGTTATTGCCTTGAATGTTGATAGAAACTATCCTTACACACCGGAAACAATTGAACAGTTTGAGAAGGCTGTAGAGATTTTGCGAGTGGCTAAGATATATGCACAGCGCATTGATTGGCTTCTATCCTGTGATGATGGGCAAGAGCAGTTCCACAAACGATTAGCAGAGGAGCTAAAAGAAAGAAATGAAACGGCTTGTCCTTGATATTGAAACCAACCTAGCCCATAACCAAATATGGCTTTGTGTAACGAAGAACATTGATACTGGAGAAACCATCACATGGAAAGCAGCAAGCAACCTGTCGGAGTATTTAAAGGACGCTACGCTAATTATCGGACAAAACATTCTGGCGTTCGATGCTCAAGTGTTGAACAATATTTGGAAGACGAAGATTGCTTTGAACCAATGCTACGATACACTTCTAGTAAGCAGGTTGCTAGAACCGAGCAGAGAGAACGGGCACTCACTCGCCTCATGGGGAACAACACTAGGCCTAGAGAAGATTGACTACCTTGCTACGTGGCAATGGATGAATGACAGGCGTGAAACATACAAAGGAGAATGCTATGATGTGGTACACATGGGCTTGTTGGAAACATATTGCAAACGAGATGTGGAAGTCACTGAAAAGCTCTTTCATGAGCTTGAGGCTCAACTAGCAGCAAAGAAGTTTAGCAACGAAAGCGTACAGCTTGAGCATAAAGTTGCTGCCATCATTGCTAAACAAGAACGGAACGGCTTTAAACTGGATGTAATATATGCAACTACCTTACTTGCTTCAATCAAAGGAAAGCTGGATGGCTTATATGAAGAAATGCAGCTCAGATGGCCCCCTGTTGTCGTTGAACGAATCAGCGAGAAAACAGGAAAGCAGCTTAAAGACGGTTTGGTTACTTTCAACCCCGGAAGTAGAAAGCAAATTGGAGAAAAGCTAATAGAGCTTGGATGGAAGCCAGAGAAGCACACAGAGCATGGACAGCCCATGGTGGACGAAGCAGTTTTAGATGAAATCTTAATTAAAGAAAGAAAGAAACAATGTCATGGATAATCAGCAGAGCTTTAATGAACTCTCTTTATTCTCAGGAGCAGGTGGAGGAATTCTCGCAGGAAAGTTGCTTGGATGGAAAACTATCTGTGCAGTTGAATGGGAACCCTATCCCGCAAGCGTTCTTGTCGCAAGACAAAATGAAGAAATTTTCCCGCCTTTCCCGATTTGGGATGACGTTCAAACCTTTGATGGAAAGCCATGGAAAGGAATTGTTGACGTTGTATCTGGAGGGTTTCCATGCCAAGACATTAGTTCAGCAGGACAAGGAGAGGGGATTACAGGGGAACGAAGCAGTATGTGGAAACACATGGCAAGAATCATCGGAGAAGTGGCACCAGCTTTCGCTTTTATCGAAAACTCCCCTATGCTCCGCACTAGAGGACTCGGTGTTGTCCTCCAAGACCTTGCCAAAATGGGGTACAATGCAGAATGGGGGGTGTTTTCAGCAGCCTCCGTTGGTGCAAACCACGAAAGAGAAAGGATGTGGGTTGTTGCTGCCAACTCCAACATGCCACAACAGCAAGGAAGGCGCATATCCAGCGGAGTTTCTACGAAAGACAATTACATTGGGAGCAGTTCTTGGTGGAAAGCCGAGCCCAATGTACATAGAGTGGATGATGGGGTGGCCGCTAGGGTGGACAGACTTAAAGCCACAGGTAACGGACAAGTACCCTTGTGTGCAGCAACAGCTTGGAACCTATTAAATGACAGACTTAGAGAAAGCAGCAACATTAATTAAAGAATACCTGATGCTTCAGAAGCGTGTAGCACAAATTACCAGCTGGCTTGAGGCTGTAGGCAAGGATGGGCGTGTACACGGCAAGGTGGTTACTAACGGAGCCGTGACCGGAAGATGTACGCATTCTTCGCCAAATTTAGCACAGGTTCCAAATACTTCTAGTATTTATGGAAAAGAGTGCAGAGATTGCTGGACAGTAGAAGATGGCAATGTTATAATTGGGGTTGATCTTTCAGGAATTGAGCTACGCTGTTTGTCGCACTATATGCAGGACGCTGAATGGCAAAAAGAACTTTTAGAAGGAGATATTCACTGGAAAAACACACAGGCTTTTGGTCTAGTGCCTTTAGGGACAGTAAAAACGGATAGTAAAGAACATAAAGACTTTCGCAATTTAAGCAAAACACTTACCTATAGCGTACTTTACGGTGCTGGAGCAGCAAAAGTAGGTTCAACAGTGGGTGGCACGTCTTATCATGGCAACAAGCTTATAAATTCTTTTCTAAACAATACACCTTCTCTTAAAAAGTTGAAAGCAAAGATTACCGCTTATTCTGAAAAGGGATTTGTTCCTGCTCTTGATGGAAGAAAAGTTTGGATTCGTAGCGACCACGCAGCCTTGAATAGTTTATTGCAATCTGCTGGAGCTATTATTGCCAAACAATGGATAATTTGCTTGACACGTAACCTAACTCGTGCTAAGATAGTGTACAAGCTAGTAGCTTTTGTCCATGATGAGATTGTAATTGAAGCCTCTGAAAAAGATGCTGAAAACATAGTTAAAATTGTGGTAGAATCTGCTGCTGAAGCAGGTACGGTATTAAACTTTCGGTGTCCTGTGGATGCTGAAGGACACATAGGAAGGACTTGGGGAGATGTACATTGAAAGCTGAGAAATATAAATATCCGCAAGGATACTTTAAAGAGAAAGAATGTAAAACGTGTAAAAAGGTCTTTACTCCTACAAATCCTTGTAATGTATATTGCAGCGATTCCTGTAAGGGTAAAAATTCTTACTATGTTCGTAATTATGGGATAACAGATGCAATTTTAGCTCAAATGAAAAAAGAGCAAGATAACAAATGCTATATATGTAATACTGAAGGTTTTTTAATTGGTAAAAATAACCATACTGAAAAGCTAGCAGTAGATCATAACCATAAAACTGGTAAAGTTAGGAAGTTGCTATGTCACAATTGCAACAGGGGGCTGGGGCTCCTCATGGATAGTCCTGAGCTGCTACGAAAAGCAGCAGAATATATTGAAACAAACTAAACAAGGAAACTTAAAATGGAAACTTCTATTAAACCCGTGCGCATCTCTGGTCAACTGTTCTGGAGCCGTTGGATGGGAGAATTTAATAAGGTCTTTAACGAAGACAACGACCGCTACGAATGCACTGTGTGCAACATCAGCGACAAAGATGCAGCAGCGCTGAAGACGCTGGGCATTAAGATTAAGAACAAGGAAGGACAAGGCAACTTCATTGTTGCTAAGAGCAAATACTTGTTCAACCCTGTGGACGACGAGGGCAACATTGTAGCCACTCCTGTCAAAGACTTTGGTAACGGTACGGAATGTGTAGCTTTGGTTCAGAGCTATGCACATAAGCTGTCCGCTAAACACGGCAACGCTCCTACCATTAAGAAGCTCATTGTGACAAACGTCAAGGCGTATGTTCCAAAGGTTGAAGAAGAAGAGGAATTTGCCCTGTAATGGCACAGCCACCGAAAACAGAGGAGCTTCCTCCGAAACCAACGGTGGCCTTTGTTGATGCCGACTTCTTGGTCTATTCTGTTGGTTTCTCATCTAAGGATGCGGACGAACAGATGGCTAAGAATCGGCTCACTGAGTGGTTTACCGACATTGTTTATATTCGCCTGAAATGTGAAGACTACAAAGCCTTCATTACAGGGAAGACAAACTTTCGTTACGGGGTAGCCACTACAGTGCCTTACAAAGGCAATCGCAAGGACTCTGTAAAGCCTCCCCATTACGAGGCTCTGCGTAAGCACCTAGAGCGTATGGAGGCTGTGGTGTCTGAGAACGAAGAAGCAGACGATGCTGTAGGCATTGAAAGCACTCGTTACACAGGTTGGATTGTTCATGTGGACAAAGACCTAGACCAGCTTCCGGGGTGGCATTACAACCCTGTGAAGGATGAGGAATACTATGTAACAGAGAAGGAAGGCATTTACAGCTTCTATCTCCAGCTTCTTACAGGTGATCGAGTGGATAACATTCAAGGACTGAAGGGCATTGGGCCTGTAAAGGCTAAGAAGATTCTTGCCAATGCTGACCTAGCGGAAAGCTATGAACAAGGGCTTCTAGAGGCTGTACAGAAGGCTTATGAAGCTGCTGGAGAGGCTCCGGAGCGTGTGTTGGAGAATGGACAGCTCTTGTGGCTCCGAAGGGAACCAGAGCAGATGTGGCAGCTTCCTCATGCGTGAGTACAATAGTGGACAATGGACAGAAGCTAGGTTTAAAAGCTTTATCACTTCTGCGCTACGAACAGCAACCCAGCGATGGCCTCCTAAGTTTGAGGCATTGAAGGCAGCTTTCGTAGACAGAAAGGTGAACAAGAAAACAGGTAAACTAGCTCAACATTTCTCCTGCGCCTCGTGCAAGGGAGAGTTTGTCTCAAAGGATGTGCAGGTTGACCATAAGAAACCAGTGGTAGACCCAAAGAAAGGCTTCCAAGGGTGGGAAACATATATCGACCGGCTCTTCTGCGAGACAGAGAACCTTCAAGTTTTATGTGTTCCCTGTCATAAGGTTAAAACTGCTAGTGAGAAAGAACAAAGGAAGAAGAAATGAAAGTGAATGTAGTTTGGAGCACACCAGAGGGAGAGAAGCTAATTGCCTATATGGCGCGTGTGAGCAACCCAGCAGCACAAGACAAGGACGACAATGGGAAGCTGCTGCGCTACCTGATTAAGCACAAACATTGGAGCCCAATGGAAATGGTGAATGTTTGTATGGAAATTGAAACAACACGAGACATTGCACGACAAGTGCTTCGTCACCGTAGCTTCAGCTTCCAAGAGTTTAGTCAGCGGTATGCAGAGGCTTATGAATGGGAACGTGCTGGCTTGCGTATGCAGGACACAACAAACCGTCAGAGCAGCATAGAGACAGAAGACAGAGAGCTACAGCGTTGGTGGCAGAATGAACAAGGCAGCTTGCTTGCTCAGGCTACACGGCTGTACAAGAATGCTTTGAATGCTGGTGTTGCTAAAGAAGTTGCTCGTAAGGTGTTGCCAGAGGGGCTTACAACGAGTAAGATGTACATGAATGGAACTCTGCGTAGCTGGATGCACTACATTGATATTCGCTGTGGCCCTGAGACACAGAAGGAACATCGGGACATTGCTGAGGCTTGTAAAACAGAGCTAGTTAAACTCTTTCCTTTTATTGGAGAACAGAATGCAAACTGAACAAGAAGATATTGATGAAATTATGGATGAGTTTGATTTTGTAATAGTTAAACAAACAATGGATGCCCTCAAATGGGAATGGAGAGGAGAAGGAGTTCCTAATATTGGAGATATGCGTAAACAAGTTCGAGAATTATTTAAAATTGCAGCTTCAAACATAAATGAAGGATGTAATGAAGTATCTTGTGGTGGTTTTTATGTTCGTCGTACTGATTTACCCGGAGATTCTAAACGATACTATTCGTTAAGTTTTGTAGTTACATCAAAGGATAATCATGGCTGATATTAGTATGTGCTACGGCGAAGGCTGTCCACTTAAAAGCGAGTGTTATCGCTATACTGCACCAATTAACGAGCACCGACAAACCTATTTTGTCTATGTGCCTTACGACCACGCCTACAAAGGCTGTGAATATTTTAGTGACAACCACCCGGAGGTAAAGAATGAAGCTAAATGAATACCAGAGGGACGCACGAGCTATGTGTCTTGACACAGCAAAGAATTTGCCCTATCTAATTACAGGCTTGACAGCCGAAGCTGGTGAGGTAGCAGGAAAGTATGCCAAATATATTCGTGATGATACGGATAGTTTACAAGATTATGATAATTTAGAGCAAAACCTTATTAAGGAACTGGGAGATGTTCTTTGGTTTGTTGCTTTATTGGCAGAACAAGTTGGAGTTACGTTGGAGCAAGTAGCACAACAAAATATTGATAAACTTTATAGCCGCCAACAGCGCGGCGCTTTGAAAGGCTCAGGCGATGAACGATAATTTTAGCTATGAAGACACCGACTACTCACAAACCTTCACCTTCTCTTTTAAAGAAGAAGGAACAACCCTTGTTAAACAACAAGTGTTTGAAGAAGGAAGCACATGGCCTGCGGTGCTAGAAAGCTTTCTGAACTTCCTTGAAGCCAGTGGCTATGTTGGTGTGAAAGCAAAGGTACGCCTTGAAGAGAACCCCTTTGTTGAAAGGGGCTGGACGCTGGGAACCTTTGAAGCAGAACAAGAAATGAAAGCTCATTGGTAATGCGTATACTAGTCATTCCTGATTGTCAGGTAAAGGAAGGAGTTCCTCTGCAACATCTGGAATGGGCTGGGAAGGCTATCTGTGACTATATGCCTGATGTTGTTATAAACATTGGCGACTTCGCGGATATGCCTTCCCTGTCTACACACGATGTAAAGGGAAGCAAGTACTTTGAGGGGTTGCGCTATAAGAAGGATGTGGAAGTGGTGAAGGAAGCAATGAAGAAGCTTCTAGCGCCCTTGCGTAGCCTTCAGAAGGCTCAGAAAGCCTCTAAACACAAGGTTTACAAGCCTCGCCTAGTGCTTACCCTTGGGAACCATGAGAACCGTATTAAACGGGCTGTAAACAACAACCCCACATTAGAGGGGCTAATTAGCACAGAGGACTTAGGCTATGAAAAGGATTGGGAAGTACATGAATTTCTTCATCCAGTCTTTATTGCTGGTGTTGGCTTTTGTCACTATTGGCCTGTTGGTGCTATGGGTCGTCCCGCAGCTAGTCCTGCTGCTATTATTAGCAAGCTTCATATGTCTTGCGTTGCAGGGCATCAGCAAGGAAAGCAAATAGCTTATGGGAAACGTGCTGATGGAGCACCAATTTGCAGCATCATTGCAGGTAGTTATTACTTGCACGATGAAGATTATATGGATCAACTGAGCAACAAGCATTGGCGTGGCCTTGTCATGTTGAATGAAGTTGAAGATGGACATTTTGATGAGCTGATGCTCTCAATTGAATACTTGGAGCGTAAATATGGAAACACGTCTTGAAGAATATGTTAAAGCTCTTGGTGTTAAGTTTGATAAAGACAAACCCAAGTGGAACTTGCTTCCTTGGGATGAGGTAGAAGATGTAGTGAAGGTTCTTACCTTTGGAGCAAAAAAGTATGCACCTGATAATTGGAAATTTGTGGATGATGCTAATAACCGATACATGGACGCAGCCATGCGCCACTTGGTGGCCCATCAACAAGGAGAAAGCCGAGACTATGAAAGCAACGAAAGCCACATAGCCCACGCTATTTGCTGCTTGCTGTTTATGCTGTGGCATAGTAAAAATGACAATGCTTCTTAGGGAACTAATGGAGCGCTTGAAAACCATTGACGAAACTGCTTTGCTTGATTTGCTACAAATTACAAGTGAAGAGCTAGTTAATAGGTTTTCAGATGAGATTGAAGACAATATGAATAAACTGATTAAGGAACTTGATGACTAAACAATTTGAACTAAACCCCTTTCAAACCTATATCGCTAAAAGCCGCTACTCACGCTTTCTAGACGACAAAGGACGCCGTGAGCATTGGGACGAAACAGTAGCACGCTATTTCAACTTCATGGAAAAGCATTTGCTTACAAAGCACAACTACATTCTTACCGCTCCTATGCGTAATAAGCTAGAGAAGGCTGTAACCAATCTGGACGTGGTGCCTTCAATGCGTAACATTATGACCAGCGGAGAGGCTTTGGAGCGTCAGAACGTAGCTGGTTACAACTGTAGCTACTTGCCCATTGATGACCCTAAATGCTTCGATGAGGCTATGTACATTCTCTTGTGTGGCACTGGTGTAGGCTTTAGCGTGGAGCAGAAATATGTTAACAAACTTCCAGAGATTCCTGAGAAGCTGTACGATAGCGCTACTACTATTGTTGTATCTGATAGCAAGGAAGGCTGGGCTAAAGCGTTGCGTCAGGTTCTTGCATTGCTCTATAGCGGCGAGGTGCCTAAGTGGGACGTATCTAAAATCCGACCTGCTGGGGAACGCCTTAAAACCTTTGGCGGTCGAGCAAGTGGGCCTGAGCCTTTGGTGGAACTCTTCAAATATGCTGTTGCTAAATTTAAAGGCGCAGCAGGACGACGACTTACCAGTTTGGAAGCGCACGATTTGCTATGTAAAATTGGTGAAGTGGTGGTCGTTGGAGGTGTACGGCGTAGTGCAATGATTTCTTTGTCTGATCTCACTGACCATCGTATGGCTACAGCGAAGGCAGGAAACTGGTGGGACACTAATGGACAACGCGCTTTGGCTAACAACAGCGCTACGTACAACGTGAAGCCTGATGTTGGTGAATTTATGAAAGAATGGACTAGTATTTATGAAAGCCATAGTGGTGAGCGGGGCATCTTTAACCGAGATGCTTCAGAGCGGCAAGTTGCTCGTAACGGACGCCGGAAGCCTTCTGCTGAATGGGGAACTAACCCTTGCAGTGAGATTATCCTCCGGCCTTACCAGTTTTGTAATTTGTCGTCTGTCATCGTTCGTCCATTCGACACAGAAGCTACCTTGCTAGAGAAAATTGAGCTTGCTACTATCCTTGGAACTTTCCAGAGCACGCTTACACACTTCCCATATCTGCGTAAGATTTGGCAAACAAACACTGAAGAAGAGCGTTTGCTTGGTGTGAGCATGACGGGTATTTTGGATAACAAGTTGTTAAATAATCCTGATGACGAGGCTTTGCCTGCATTGCTTGAAAGGTTGAAGGCTCATGCCGTTGTTACTAATGATAAGCTTGCTGCTTCCCTTGGCATTAATGCTTCTGTCGCTATTACCGCTATCAAACCTGAAGGAACGGTATCTCAGCTTACTGGCACTGCTAGTGGCCTACACCCTCAGCATAGTGAATATTACATTCGTCGTGTACGAAGCGATAACAAAGACCCCCTGACAGACTTCTTGAAGGCTGCTGGGTTTCCTTCAGAGCCTTGTGTTATGAAGCCAGAGAGTACGACAGTGTTTGCATTCCCTATGGCAACAGCGCCGGGAGCCCTGCTACGAGAGGATTTGAGTGCCCTACAGCACTTGAAGCTGTGGCTGGTGTACCAACGGCACTATTGTGAGCATAAGCCTTCTGTGACCATCTCTGTGAAGGAGAATGAATGGCCTGAAGTTGGAGCGTTTGTGTGGAAGAATTTTGATGAGATTACAGGGGTGAGCTTCTTGCCAATGGATGGTGGAACATATCGACAGGCTCCGTACACTGAATGTACGCAGGATGAATATGAGCAGGCGTTGCGAGACACACCAAAGAACATTGATTGGGAAGCCTTCATTGAGAACACTGATATGGTGGAAGGAGCACAGATGCTTGCTTGTACATCCGGTTCATGTGACATAAGCTTCTAATGACCGCCTATAACGGATTACATAACAAAGAATCTGTTATAGGCCTGTCTTTTAATAAATGGACAGTCCTCGCATATTCTCATAAAAACTCATCAGGTAATTGGTTCTACATTTGTGAATGTGCATGTGGTAAAACTAATACAGTGAGTTTGAGTAATATTAGAACAGACAGATCAAAACAATGTAAATCATGCGCCACAAAAGTTAATGGAAGAAAAGGAATATATGCTCAAAATGAAGGCAGTGATTTATACGTTATAAAGTGCAATGAGTATTATAAAATAGGGACTACTTTAAATCTTTCTGAAAGACTTACAACAATGCGGTCAGGAAATCCGTATGAGTTGAGTTGTATTTTTTATGCTAAAAGTAGAGGAATAGAAGAAGAATACTGGCATCATAGGTTTAAACAAAACCATTGGAAAGGGGAATGGTATACTTTTACCAATTCTCAAGCTGAAGATATGATTTTAGAAGTGTCTAAAGGTATAAAAAAGGAACTTTATGCAGATTAATTTTGAATGGAATAATGGCCTCATCTTTGGCATTGCTCAGGATGAGATTTATTGCGTAGAAAACATTGAAGACCAACCAGACTTTGAGGGAGAGCCAGATAGCATGATTGTGCTATTTCTTGGCTTGTTCAACATTACGTTCATCTTTGAGAATGACAAGGACGAACCACCAATGAAGGATAAGCCAGCGTAAACGACAAAAGGCCGCTAAAGGAGAAGTTCCTTTAGCGGCCTTTTTAGTTTCTACAAAGCTATTTCAGCTTTAGTTCTGCAAGCTTCTCAACGGTACGTCCTCCGAAGTAAGCAAGGAAGACAATTTGCCCCCACTGCCCTAGAAGCTGTACATAAGACTCCTGTGCGTTATACCCGAATGCACTCATGGTTGTAAACATGAAATAACCAGTGAAAATAGCAATGAGAGACAATGGACGAATGTTCTTAGACAGCCACGAGTCAGATGCCATATCAGCACTCCAGCGCGTAGTGGTGTTCACCTGTTCTGTCTTATAAATATCTGTCTCATTAGCCATTCGTGCTAGTTCACCACTCTGTGCCAGCTTCTCAAGCTCTAGCGCAGCAGCAGCTTTAGCTTCTGGGTCAGGGATGAGCTTGTTTATAAGTTGACTCCCTATGCCCAACAATTGATCTAATACCATATTACACTCCTGTTAGTTCCATTGTTCCCCAGACAACAAAGGCCATAATGCTTAAGCCAAGAATAATAGAAAGAATAAACAACAGGGCGCTGTCTATTTCCTTACGTCTCTTGTCCTTTGCTTTCTGTGCCTTAGCCTCATCTGCCTTTCTTGTAGCTACAATGCTGTTACGCTCTTGAATGAGGGCTTGCCACAAAGGAGCATTACCGCTCCAGATAAGCATTTCCTTTAGCTGTGTTTCAGCATCGTTTAGCTGCTTTAGATGAAGCACGGTGTTGAAGGCTGTAGCTGTGTCGCTCTGAGCAAAGCCCTTCTTTGGAGAAGCAGCAGCCTTAGCCACCACGTCCTTAGCATCAAAGAACTTCATCAAATCACCGCTAATAGCCCCTATATCCTTCCCAAGCTTAATTGCAGCCTGTACCCCCTTGACAGCAGCCTGAGCCGCAGCAAAGGCCGTTATAGGGTCAAGCATGGCCTTCCGCCATTGCCCCGGTCTCAAACAAGGCTTTCTCGTCCTGCCGCCTCTTGGTTAGTCCTGCAAGCTCCTTACCGCCTGCTTTGTTCCACCGAAGGAACTCAGCAGAGCAGGGCTCACCAGCCTTCAGCTTCTTCAACAGGGTGCTGCTAGCTAGATTGCCTGTCCCTACATTGTAGGCAAAGCTCACCAGCGCATCATATTGGTTCTGTGTCACTTCAGGAAGCAAGCGAGCCAGCACAGGCTCAAAGGAAACAGACAACACATTCTTCATGAGAATACGTGCCTGCTCCTTCGTTAGTGCAGCATCATTAGAGGCCACAGGATGGCCGTCAGCGTAGAAAGTGTTACCAAAACCAATTGTCCACTTGTTTGCTGGACATAGGTAGGGAACAGCAGAAAACCCCTCATACTTCTCAATGAGGGCTAGTCCTTTATCTGATACTTTCATTGTAGTTTAGGAGCACTTAGAAGTCCCCCTGTCCCCGCTAAATAGTTTAACATATCTTGATTAACCTTTGGAGTATATCCCACACCCGAAGCAATTTCTCGTACTAAATTAGAAGCTCCCATACGTGCTCCAACATCCCGACCAGCTCCGAGCCCATAGGCAGCAAGCTGCAAAGGAACACCAATTTGAGGAGCTGCTACTGTCAATGCACCTGCTGCTAAACCTGTACGTACGTTCTTACCTGCTTGAAAGTTACTAAGAAACTCAGCAATCTTATCTGTAGACGAAGATTTCTGGGCTGCTTTAAGCATATTCTGTTCTGTTTCAGAGAACATATTAAACTTCTTAGAATTAATCAATGAAGTAAGTTTTGATTGAATTTCACTTGCTTCACTACGCCGAGGCATGTCCGCTGTAGTTTCTGCTTTAGTTAAGAGGTCTTGTAATACATCGGCTTTACGGGATTGTTTCCAAGCTGTTCGTGCTTCTTGTGTAAGCTTTAAAGCTTCATCAGCAGAAGCGCCTCCTTTCATAAAAGCAGAAGGAGTTAGTTTAGAAACTGTGTCATCTAAATGTCCAACAACTTCCCCAGCAAGCCGTTTAGTAGCTGGGTCTGTACTTTCTCGTGCCATCGTTACAGCCGTTGTACGCAGTTGTTCCATTTGAGGCCAAGAAAGTTTCTGAGTTCCTACAGAATCTTCTAGTTGAGTAATCAAACCAAGAACATTTTTATTAGCATCAATAGGACTACGATCAGTAATCCCTTTGGTAGCAAGCTGTTTACGTAACTCAGAAAAACTGTCTAGTAGAGGTTGAGGCTTAACATAAATACCAAGATTGTTGGCCTTATCGTAAACAGACGAAGCTGCTGCGCGTACTTGGTCTGGACTAGGAAGATTCTTAGCCTGCTGATTACGCAACAATGCCTCAGCAGTTTTACCCAGAACATTAGTAGCAGCGCCTACAACACCACCAGTTACTGCCCCAAGAGCAGCGCCAGTAGCACGGGACTCTTCTGCACTTCCTGCGCCGTATAGAGCACCCTGCGTAATTGCATTGATTCCTTCTGGAGCAAGTTTTACAAGAGGAGAAACTGCTTTAGCTCCTGCGCCAATAACGCCACCTAATGGAGACATAAAGGCACCAGCAACTTGTCCTACAGTTCCCCCAAGTCCTGCTTCTTTATCGCGTTGTCGTTGTGCTGCGAGGTTTTCTTCATATGTTCCCTTTCCACGGAGTTCATCAACTTTAGCAGCAAGTTCATCAGCAAAACCAAAGGTAGCAGTGTCAGCAACGCCTCGTACAATATCTTCACCAACTTTCAAAGCCTTAGAAGCTAACGAAGGCTCTTTAGCTGCGTAGTTTGCCTTAGCATAAGCAAGCACTTGGTCTTGAGTTGCTCCCTCTGGCGCTGTCACATCATATTCTTTACCATCAGGAGCAGTAATTGTATACGTAGGCATTATTGTCCTTTCGGTTTAATAGACCACCCATCACTAGAGGCAGGAGGAATAGTTGGAGAAGGAGCAGCAGGAAGCTCCCCACCTGATACTCGTGCTCGTGCTTTCTTCAAATCGTTTTTAATGATACTTAGTTGTGAATTAAATTCAGAAGGTTTCATACTTTGGTCAAGAGCACCCACAGCTGCTGACATTTTCTTACCTTCAGCATCAGACAAGGCACCCATTCCTTTAAGAGCCTGTACTTGAGGAAGAAATACCTGTGCTTTGAATGTTTCAAGTTGAGAAGCAAAACCAGCAGCATTAGTTCCGGGAATCATTGATGTTGTTTTACCACCAAAGCCTACAGCAGCTTCTTTTCCGGGGTGTGTTGCAAGACGATCTATTGTTTCAAGAGCACCGTCAAAAGAAGCAACTACTCCAGCTTTCTGTGCTGCTTCTTTAGCAGCTTTTTCTTCTTTCTTATCAGCAAGCCCTTGTTGTCGTAGCCCGCCCATAAGTTGTGCAATATCACTCTTATTACTAGCTACAAGCTGTGCAATTTCTAGACGAGAAGCACCTGCCAGACGAGCAGCTTCTACTTTAGCGTCAGCAGCTTGTTGAGCCAATGTCACAGCTTGTTCTCGGGCAGCTTTTTTATCCGCTGCTTGTTGAACAGTTTGCAAAATATCTTTAGCACTACCATACTTGGTAACAGTTTTAAGAATATCTGCATCTGTATAGTCAGAAGGCAGAGCAGCAAGTTCTGCTGTCATTAGTTTTTCTTGGTCTATTTTATACTGTGCGGCTTGTGCAGCAGCAGCTTCTTGAGCTGTCTTAGCCTGCACTTGATTAATATCTGCTTCACTCTTTTTAAACTCTTGAGCCTTTGCAGCCGCCATCTGTGCCTGCTGTGGCAATCCAGCTTCAGAGAACTTCTTATACAAGTCCATAAAGCCTTCAGCCGTTGTTTGGTCAGAGCCTTGGAGAATAGCTGTAATTTTAGAAGCTTGTTCCATAGCTGGGTCTTGAATACCCATAAGGCCAGCAATGCCTCCACCAATGTTACTACCTGCTTGATACATCCCCTGAGCAGCTCGCTCCAGAGGGTTTAGCTGGGCATATTGTGTAGCCCGTGCTTGCAAGCCCGCTTGTTGTTGTTGCTGGAGTTCCAGCGGAGAAGGGCCAAATAAACTTGTTGCCATATATTTCCTTTTAAGAGCCCCAGACCAAATTACCAAGCCAATCTACACCCTTTTGCACAGCAGCGCCAGCAGCAGGGCTTTGTGAAGCACCAGAGAGCAAACCAGCCCAAGGGCTGTAGGCATTAGCAGCTCCTTGTTGTGCATAACCAGCATTAGCCAATTGTGCAGCATTGGTGCCTGCATTAGAGGCTGCTGTGCCCAGTTGGAGGCTTGCAGCCATAGGAGCAGCACCGTAGCCCTCAAGGCCCGTAGCAGCCCCTATAGCGGACGTATACGGAGAATATGCAGCATTCTGTGCATTGTAAGCACCCGTGAGAGCGTTAGTACCAGTACCAACCAAGTCAGCACCAAACTTAGCCTGAGCTTGTCCTTGCTGTGTTGCTTGAGCAGCAAGCTGTGCATTCTGTGTTGCAAGAGCATTGTAATAGGCTTGTGCTTCAGGGTTTGCAGCGCCTAGAGAGCCTCCCTGAGCAACGGAGAAGCCTCCACGACCTGTGTTCTGTAGCTGCTGCTGCAACATTGCATAGCTTTGGTCTTGGCTAGGACGTAGCAGGTCTTGTTGCTGCTTAAGCCATTGAGCTGCTTGCTCTTGTGGGTTCTGAGCCAAGTAGCCTTGTCCCAAGGAGTACATACTTTGAGCAGCACCAAAGGCAGGAGCCGTAGCAGCCATTCCTTGTCCTGCTTGACCAAGCAAGCCACCAGCTTGTCCAATAGCCCCTTCACGCATTGCTGCAATGTCTGGAGCCACTTGATAACCGGCGCCTACGAGGTTTCCATTAGCATCATAGTTGTACCCACTTTGACCAAAGCGAGAAGTAATACCTACAGGACGAAACTGAGCACCAGCAGCGCTAGTAGCCATTTGTCCCGCTTGTTGTTGTGCAGCGTTCTGAGCGCTTTGTCCGCCAAGGTAGCTACCTACGCCTCCTAGAAGACCCTGCCCAAGTGTTTGAGCTGGCTTCGTAAGCGCAGCATATTGATCTGCACTAATTGTAACATTATCTGCCATATTATTCCTTATTTATTAGAAGCCGCCACGAGTACCACGATCACCGCCACCAGAGGCATCGCCACCATTTCCGCCTGTGGCAGCTCCTCCACCGCCGCCTCCAGCACTTGCGCCACCAAAGCCGGGAGTGCCGGGGCCGTAACCGCCTACAGTGCCTGCATTAGCTGCTGCGGCTGCTGGAGAGCCCTCAGCATACCCACCAACTGACAAACCACCCATGCCGTTAGCGCCCAAACCACTAGATTGTGCTTTCTGAACTGCTGTTGCAAGCAAAGCAGCTATTTTAGCTTGTGGGCCAAGAAGACCAGCAGCAGCAATAGACTGAAGGCCAGAGCCTAAAGAGCCTAGCAAACCACCGAAGTTGCCAGAGAAGCCTGTGCCGTCTCCCACAACACCTCCGTCCATTCCTTGTCCCCTTTGTGGGTTTCCGCCACCGCCACCTCCTTGGTTCACTTGTGGATATTGTTCACCAAACAAACTACCAACAACTGACGAAGGAGCTGCTGCGCCCATCGGAGCAGCGAAAGCCGACGAGCCGTTAGGCGAGTACCACTGCTGCAACGCCTGTGTGTTCACAGGAGCCTGCTGTGGGAAGTATTGAGCATAAGCATCAGACAACGCTTGGAGATAATCAGGGGTAACACCTGAGCTAAACATTTGTGCCATATTTTACTCGTAAAGAATGTTTACAATACCAGCATTAAAAGCATCAGTATTGTTTACAGTGGACAAATACACTTGAGTGAGAGCACTAGCTAATGATTTGCTATAGCCAACAAAATTCATATTGCCCGTTGAACTACTAATAACTGCTGTAATGCTCCACGTATTTGTAGCAGCATTTAGTAGCGTGCAGGTCACAGTGCCGTTCAACAACTGACTAGCTGCATAACTATTCTGCAATAATACACCAGAGGTAGAAGTATTGATACCTGTAGCGCCACTCGTAGCAAAGGCTCCTGTTTGTCCTGAATACCCTGTTACTTCTACGCCGCTTGTCGTTCCTAGTTTAAAGAAAGGAATAGAGCTTCCGTTTGTTGAGAAACCAGAAAGCATCAGAGTGATACGTTTAACCCAAGCAGGAATGCTGTTAAAAGTTACAGAAGTTCCTGAAGTAGTGGCTACAGCCGTGGCTGTAAGCACAGCAGGCGGATGTACGTGGTCTTGACGTGCATACTTCGTAGACGTTCCAATAGCAGCTGTGCCGTTAGCCAAAGGAGCTACCGTAGCTGCCTGAGCAACAACAAAGGCTGTAGTGGCTAGTTGCGTTGTATTGGTGTCTACAGCAGCCGTTGGAGCCGCAGGAACACCTGTAAACGTAGGGCTTGCTATAGGCGCTTTAAGGGCCACTACAGCGTCTTCTACGGCTATTGCAGCAGCTACAAAGGCAGTGGTGGCTAGTTGGGTAGTGCTAGTGCCTGTAGAGGCCGTAGGAGCCACTGGTGTGCCTGTAAACGTAGGAGACAAAAGGTCTGCCTTGGTGTTCACTGCTGTAGCAATGTTATTAAACTCTGCATCAATTTCAGTGCCTTTGACAATCTTTAGTGGATTGCCTGTGGCAAGGCTGTCCTTTGATGCAAAGTTAGTACTTTTCGTATAAGCTGTCATGTTGTTCCTTAAACAATTTTTCCGTTCTTAGCCTGTATCTCGATTTTTTGGATGCTTAAAGCACTTCCACTAATGTCGCTTTCATAGCCTGTTTGTACCACCTTGCCGCTACCTGTGGGGTATGCTATAAGGGTTTGAAGGGCTGTACCGTCAGAATAACTAGCAATGCCATATTCTGCTGTTCCGTAATAGGCTTCTCCTTGTGATGGAATACGTACATTCTGTGCAGCATAGTTTCCAGAGAAGTCGTATGCCCATTTAATGGTTACATATTGTGCGCTGCCTCCTACGACAACAACTCCAAGCTTCTTCAAGATTGATGTAACCGAAGGAGCACCAAAGTCTGTATGGTTTGTGAAGTATTGAAAGCGATAACTAGCACCGTTGTCCAGATAGCCTGTGTATTTACCTACGTAAGCAGCCTTGCCAATTAGCATTGAATTATCACGTAGCATACAGAAGGAGGTAGGCTCCATGCTGTCCCACATAGTAACTTTAGAAGCACCATCCGGAAGAGGGTTCTTTATATCAAAACAATACACTGTCTTTAGTACAGGAAGCGTTAAGAGATAGAAGCCTTCAAAGGGATTATACACGCTTTTAATTGTTGTTAGGTTTTCACCTGCAACAGCGCTCATTAAGTCATTACGTACATTCTTGCTGAGGTCGCGGAATGGAGCACTCTTCTCTTGAATGGTACGCATAACAGAGCGTAAGCCTGTATTAGACAAGAACAACACATCAGAGCCTGTGTATTGAATACTGTCACGAGCAATACAACCAATACCTGTAATGGTGTCTGCAAGAGACATTGCAGCCAGCGTAGAAGCAGGGCCAGTGATAAGAATATTAGCGTTATTATACACTAAAATATTGTTTCTGCCAAAAATAAATAAATAATTATTATGAGCAGCCATCCCTACAACTGTGTCGTTGCCATTAGGCCATACAGAGGTTGTGTCTAGAGTACCGGCAGAACCTGAGTTCCACTTGTTTGGAGCATTCAAATCACTCCATTGAATAATGCTTTTATCTGTTGCTGTGTCTACGTTCCAAACACGTCCAAAAGCAGCCATACAGAAGTTTGCTATCTGTACCGTGCCACTATAGCCCGGAAGCTCGCTAACACGTCTATACTGCGTTGTAGACAGGCTTGAATCGAACACCAGAGGGTCATGGCCTATTTGAAAGGCAAAGGCAGCGCCTCCAAGGTGACAGATGCTCCAGTTGTCTGCTGTAATGGTAGGAGCTGTGCCGCCACCACCATAAGTGATTTCAGTGAGCGTTCCATCTACAAGACGAAACACTTTGTTGTTACCTGCACACATTACATACGTAGTGCCGTCATCGCCTACGTGCTCTCCCAATGTACGTATAGCAGCTCCGTCTAAGGCAGCGTTATAAGCGTGCTGAGGAACCCAGCCTTTACGAGCACCAACACGTCCAAACTTATCAATGACGCAGTTGTTAGCCACCAGAGCAAAGCCCTGAGACAAATCAAGGCTACTGTCTTGTGTGTTTAGTCCATAGAAGCCCGGAGCAGAAATTGAATAGGTTTGAATTTGTTGTGGCATTAAACCCACTCCCAACTATCTTCATCTGGATAACGACTGCTTTCAATAGCAATGTGGTCAGCCAAAGAGCTTTTGTAAAAGATTTGATATGCTTCAGAGCTAAGTAAACCACCATCTTCACCACGCTCCACCAAAGCCATTGCTTTAGCAAGCAGCAGCACAGGTTCTTTAGGAACAAGCATTTGGTCGGTATCAGCCACTAGAGCCTCTTGAGGCACATATAGGTTGAAGAACACGGTGTAGGCTTTGTCTGGAACAGGCCAGAGGTCTACCTGAGCATCGCCTAGAGAAGAAACTCCATTGAAGTTGTATTCAGAAGGAGCACCAATAGTGGCGTTGGTGTTTCCTAGTAGGAAGTTCTGATTCATCTGCTTGGTAGAAACTGGACTCAGCTGTGTAGCTGATGTGCTGTCCCAAACGTCAATAATCTTAAACCTATTGCCAGTGCCAACCAAAGCATAATTGAATACAGCAGGAATGGTTACAGCAGTGAGGGTAGCTGTCAGAGCATTCCAGTTGTACGCATCTTCTACTTGTCGTTTAGCATCGTTAACCATTTTTCCAATGATTTTAGACAATGTGTTCTCGTTGACAGTAGAAACTTCTGGCTCACGCAAGCGCACCAGAACATCGTTAACAAGTTCTAGAAAGGAGGGGAAGGCCATTTATTTCTTCTTTGCTTTGTTGGTTGCTGTGCGTTGTCCACGCATAGGCATTTTAGCTTCGCTCATCGCAATGGCAATGGCTTGCTTCTTATTCTTTACTACAGGGCCGTCCTTACCTGAATGAAGAGAGCCTGCCTTATACTCGTGCATTACTTTTCCCATCTTAGCTTGTGCTTTGGTTGGTTTCTTATTAGGCATTATTTATCTTCCTTCTTTTCTAGTTTATCTTCTATTCGACGTAGCATTGTTTTAATCTCTGTTAGGTCGGAGCGATAGTCTTCACGGCTAATATAAGTCTTTGGGAGGTCTTCACGAAGCTTGGACAGATCAGCTTGTAGTTCTTTTACTGCTGTCCAAAGCTCACGGGCAAACCAGCCAACTACCGTCATTGCTGTACCAAGAACAATGTTTAGTAGTTGCTGGAATTCCATTAGTTACTCCAAGGAAGCCCACTTTGCTGTACAGGAGCCTTCAGAGCATCTAGCTGGCTCTGTAGCGAAGCTTCTACCACTTCCTTACCCAGAGCCTCTTGTACCCAGCCCACCACAACTTCTTGCGTTAGCTCGTCATAGGGAATGTACGAAGCACCTTCCGTTTGCGTGTAGCTAGTGGTGCCGTAGGTGCTCACGTTGTTCGCGTCTTCCTCAGCAGAAACATTGTAGTGAACCACCACAACAAAGCCGTCAGAGGTGAGGCGTTCCATTTGTACGATTTGCCAGTTGAAGGTAGTCATTATATTTTCCTTTAAGAATTAGATGTTTGCTGCTGCAAGGCGTTTACGAAGGTCTTGAATTTCCTTGACGAGCATGGGGACAAGTTTGGAGTAGTCCACTGCCATCATTTCGTCTGAGTCGGCTGGCTTGCTGACTGCTTCTGGATACACGGCATCAAGCTCTTGGGCCACAAAGCCGTAACGCTGGTGTGAGCCGTCTGACTTCCAGTCAAATTGGCGCACCTGAATCTGGTCAATCAGCGCCGAACCGTTGTTGGCGTTGCTGATGTTTTCTTTCAGACGGGCGTCTGAGGATGTGTTGTAGGAAATGGTTGTGCCGTTAAAACCAATTGACCCAACGGTAGACGAATCAGCCCGAAGGAAGTTGATTCCGGTTGCTGTCGTACCACCAGACGCGCCGCCATGCCAAATGTTGATTGCCGAGCCAGTGTCTGCGTTGTTTTTGCGAAACATGGCAACAGGGGCTGAGCCGTCCTGCGTGATCTCTTGCCTTGAAGAAAATGAAGAACTCGTCGCACCCACCAACAGGTTGCCCGATGCGTCTATGCGGGCGCGTTCGACTCCGTTTGCCGTCCCGAGAACCAAAGAACCAGAACGACTTGAAATGGCGAAGTCCGCCGACGAACCGCCACCGATGACTTGGTTCGCTGCGCCGATGTCACCCAACGACGTGCCACTGTGCTGCCACGTTGTGTACGCGCCGCCAGAGTAGTTGAACAAGGCTGCTTGCGATATGGTTGGTGTGAGGGTCAACACCCCGCTTGCGTTCAATGCCATCACCTGCGTGAAGCTGATCGGGTTGCCTGCTGTGCCGCTGGGGGCGGTGTACCACTTGTGTGCGCCGTCAAATTGTGTGTACTTCTGCGCCGTGTTGGATGCGATGTAATTCCAAGTGGAACCTGCTGAACGATAAGCATTCGATACGAACTCAGCAGCCCCCAAGTTGTTGTTGCAACTGACGGCAGCGTATGCGCCTAACTGCAATGTCGGGGAGCCATCACTCCACGCACTGGGGGCAACTCCTAGGCCAAGGTTGCCCGATGCATCGATGCGCATTCTCTCAACCAGTCCACCACCGCCTTGAGGGCTTGTTTTAAATAGGAGCTGACCTGCATAAGTGTTAAAGAGTGAGTTCCCCGCCTCGATTGCTGCAATGAGCCCTGTAGGGGTTTCGTCGTACCCAAAGAACTTAATACCGCTCATAGCAGGGGAAACTGTAGTTCCGATTGTCAGGTTTACTATAGATGCGCAAGCTGAGGCACCGACCAAAGACAGTTTATTCTGCGG